CAACGCCAAGCGCAAGCGGATTGCCGCTGGATCGGGTGAAACCATGCGCAAGCCGGGTTCTCCCGGCGCTCCTACTGCCAAAGCCTTCAAGCGTTCTGCGCTGACAGCAAAGTAAGCCATGACCACATCCGGCACCGCTACGTTTAATCTCGACCTCAATGAGTACGTCGAGGAAGCCTTTGAGCGCTGTGGTGCTGAGTTGCGCACAGGTTATGACCTGAGGACAGCACGACGGTCGTTAAATTTGTTGTTCGCAGATTGGTCGAATCGCGGCATAAACATGTGGTGCATCGAACAAGGCTCACAAGTCCTGACCGCTGGCACAAACACCTACACGCTGCCCGCCGATACGGTGGATCTGATTGAGCACGTGATTCGTACGGGCGCAGGAAATGTCTCCACGCAGACTGATCTGACCATCACGCGCATCTCAGTTTCTACCTACTCGTCCATCCCGAACAAACTCCAGTCTGCAAGGCCGATCCAAATTTGGATCAACCGCCAAGCAGCAGCGCCGCAGTTCACCGTGTGGCCCACGCCTGACAATTCTCAGACGTACACGCTTGTCTACTGGCGGCTTCGCAGGATTCAGGACGCTGGTGCGGGCGGGACGTACACACAAGATGTACCGTTCAGGTTTATCCCCGCTTTGGTGTCAGGACTGGCGTATTACCTGTCCATGAAGATCCCCGGTGCGATGGAGCGAATGCAGGTGCTGAAGGCGCAATACGATCAGGACTGGGATCTTGCCAGTTCCGAGGACCGCGAGAAGGCCGCTGTTCGCTTCACACCAAGGCAGTATTTCATATCATGAGCAACCGCTTTGCAAACGGCGCAAAGGCATTTGGTTTCTGCGATGTCTGCGGGTTCCGTTTCGACCTCAAAAAGCTCAAGAACCTCGTAGTCAAAACCAAGCAAACGCAGATTCGTGCCTGTACGGCTTGTTGGACCCCAGATCAACCACAGTTGCAACTCGGGATGTACCCAGTCAGCGACCCCCAGGCCATCCGCGATCCCCGCCCAGATACGAACACTTGGTACGCCTCGGGACAAACTGCCATCGGGACTATCGGCGAGGGTAGCCGGGTGATTGAGTGGGGCTGGAACCCTGTGGGTGGGTCCAGAAGTTTTGATGCCGCCTTGACGCCAAATGCCTTGGCACCAAGTGGTTTAGTAGGTACAGTCACAGTATCCGTTTCCTAAGGAGCGATGATGAAAGATGTTCACAAGCACGAGCGTGCGATGCACCCCGGCAAGCCGATGACCAAGCTCGCCAAGGGCGGGAAAGCCTTCAAGAAGGGCGGTCCCACCTCTGAGGACCGTATGCGCTTGGGCAAGAATCTGTCCCGCGCCATGAACCAGAAGACGGGGTGAAACATGGGCAAGATCAAGCAACTCCCCCCTGCCAAGCAGGCATACCCGCAAGAGGCTGAGAACCCTCGGGATCTGTGCATGGTGCTGGGCAACATCTCCAAGCACCCTGCTCCTGCGGCCAAGACCACGGGCATCAAGCAGCGTGGGTCCGGTGCTGCTACGCGGGGCTTCATGTCTCGCGGGCCGATGGCGTGAGGTACTGATCGTGGCATTGACGTATGCGCAGCTTCAGACTGCCGTCGAGGACAGTACTGAAAACACGTTCTCTTCGACAGACTTCGCCACGCTCACGCAGTTGGCAGAGCAGCGCATCTACAACTCTGTGCAGCTTCCTGCGCTGCGCAAGAACGTCACGGGCACGCTGACCAGCGGGAATCAGTACCTCTCGGCACCGACAGATTTCTTGTCTGTGTTCAGCATCGCGGTCATTGATGCTCTGGGGAACTACGAGTATCTGCTGAACAAGGATGTGAACTTCATCCGCTCGGCGTTCCCAAACCCCAGCACGACAGGAACTCCAAAGTATTACGCTCTCTTCGGCCCTGACTCGTCAAATTTAACGGAGTTGACCTTCATCCTCGGTCCTACTCCTTCTGCTGGGTTGACGGCAGAACTGCACTACTTCTACTACCCGGTCAGCATTGTGACTGCGGGTACGTCTTGGCTGGGTGACAATTTTGACTCTGTACTGTTTAACGCAGTGATGCTGGAAGCAGCACGGTTTATGAAGCAAGAGCCTGACATCATGCAGATGATGGACAAAGAATACGTTCAATCACTGACATTGCTGAAGAACCTGGGCGACGGCAAGAACCGTCAAGACGCATACCGCAGCGGCCAACTCAGAACGCAGGTGATCTAAATGGCGATTGTTCAGACGATGACCACCAGCTTCAAGGCGGAGCTATTCACGGGCACTCAGGTTTTTGGTACGGACACATTCAAACTTGCCTTGTACACTTCTGCTGCGGATCTAGGCGCTGCGACCACGGTCTATTCCTCGACCAACGAAGTAGCCGCAAGCGGGTCATACGTTGCTGGTGGCGGGGCGCTGACAGGCGTAACAGTGGCAAGTTCTGGCACTACCGCTTGGGTGACGTTTGACAATATCTCATTTACCTCTGCGACCATCACGGCCCGAGGAGCGTTGATATACAACTTCAGCAAGGGAAATAAATCTGTCGCGGTGCTGGACTTTGGGCAGGATAAGTCCTCCTCTAGTAGTACGTTTACCGTCCAGTTCCCTGTTGCAGATGCAACCAACGCAATCATTCGTATTTCGTAAGGAGCCAGCATGGCAAAGTCAATAACCACCTGCAACAACCTGCTGAAGCTGATCTTCAACGCGACGCCTTGGGCGAACATGGCGGATAACGCCGCTTCGTCGCCGTACACAAATCTGTACGTTGGCTTGTATACGGCTGATCCGGGCACCGGCAACAACCAGACCACCAACGAGACTTCGTACACAAACTACACCCGGATTGCGGTTGTGCGAACTTCGGGAGGCTGGACGGTTTCAACAAACACGGCGGTCAACGCTGCGCTGATCCAGTTTCCTCAGTGCGGTGCCACGGGCGCTACGCTAACCCATGTGGCGATTGGTACGGCTGCGAGTGGTGCGGGCAACGTGCTGTACGCTGGCGCGTTAAACAGTTCGCTGGCGGTTGCGTCAGGCATTCAACCGCAGTTCAATGCTTCGGCTCTGACCGTCACGGAGACTTGAATGGACCAGCCCAATCTTGCCAAGGGCGAGTTGCCCAAGTATTTGTGCGCTCAGTGCAATGAGCCGGTGTTTCTTGTGCAGCACATCGTCTACAAGCCCTGCGGGCACAAGGACGCGCCGGTCTTGGCTAACATGGAAGCTGCTTTGCGTGGCACCAGCGCGGTAACGTAAATGGCTATCAACTCGTTCAAAGATTTGGTTGACGCCGAACAGAACGGGCAGACGTTTTTTGGCGGCTTTCGTAAGGCAATCAACCAGACCACAGGTGCTGGCGCTTGGTTTGATGTGACTTTGAGCCCTGGTAATCCGCTTCCTTTTTACTACGCCTCTACGCCACTTGTTGGCGCTCCAATTGGGCAAGCAGCAAATGGCGGGATACCGCACAACCCTCCTGTAGCAAGTTTGGGGTACAAGACATACTTAAAAACACTGACAGTAGTCCCAATATCAATAACAGGTGTGGCAACGGGTCCGATGATCCTGATGGATTACCTGTTCTATTACCCGTTTGTAGACACAGGTATTACTGACGAACAGGTGCTTGACAACACGGCAAGTTTGACACGCTATACGGATGGGCAAGGCGTGAGTGTCATGGCGGTTCAGTTGGCAGGTATGCTGGGTATTGGGGGTCCAACATTCCGGTTTACATACATCAATCAGAGCGGTGTGCTTAAAACATCGCCCACACAAACTTGTGGGTCAGCGACCATTACTGGCGCATTGGTAACCGGCAACAACGCAGCGGCTGCACGACTAAACAGTAACTACCCATTTCTTACTCTGGCTCCAGGGGATACAGGGATCAGAAGTGTTCAGAGCGTAACATTTGACACGCCGGACATTGGATTGCTTGCGTTTGTGTTGGTCAAGCCGCTAGAGCAGATCATTTTGCGTGAGGTTGCGCAAGCAGGTGAGCGCACCCCCGCCATAGATTTTTTTGATTTGCCAGTGATTGCAGACAATGCTTATCTGTCAATATTGCTGAACACTGGGCAATCCGCTTCAAGCCAAGCCTCATACATAGGCACAATTCAAACCGTTTGGGGGTAAAGCATGCCGCTGCAGTCAATGGATCAGATCATCTCTGCGATCACCGCAGGGCAGTTCAACCGCACGGATTGGAACAAAAACGCGCTGCCAACAACCGCGCAAACGGCAGGTGTTTGGTATGACCTCTCAGTCGGCGCGGGCAATCCGTTTCAGAACTCGACGCACGGGTCTACGACGAACCTAGCGTTCCAATCGCTGTCGGCCACCACGACCACAACCGCAACAACGGCGGCGACAAGCGGCAGCATCTCGGGCACCACGTTTACCGACACCACGCACGGCACGGGTCGATTCACAATCGGCATGCAGTTGACCGGCACAGGTGTTTCGGCGGGCACGTTTATCACCGCGCTGGGTACGGGCACAGGCGCAAACAACGGCGGTACTTACACCGTCAGCGTTTCTCAGACGGTCACTTCGCAGACCATCACAGGCACCTCTGCCACCAACGGTTTGTACACGGGGGGCGATGTCTCGCCGTCTGTCAAGAACATCCTGAACATATCGGCCTACTCAGCCGCAGCGACCAGCTCACCAGCCGTTCTGATGCTGATAGATCAGGTGGCGATGTTTACCATTTCTTCTGTCACCACAACAGGCGCTCAGTCGTTTACGGGTACACAGACGCTGCCACGTTATGCAACGGGTGCGGGCCTACAGGCGTATATCGTGCCCTCTGTTGTGATGGGTGCTGGCACGCCGACAATCCAGCTTAGCTACACAAACGTGGGGAGTACATCAGGTCGATTGACGCCTGCAACCCCGGTTTTGCCAACTGCCACCACCACATCTCCGGTGGGGTCGGTCATCTATTCCGGTACGGGCGCGGGCAAGTACGGACCCTTCCTCCCCCTTGCGGCTGGTGACACGGGCATTTTGTCAGTCCAGTCCATCAGCCTGTCCGCCACAATGACGTCGGGTTGTTTGGTTCTTGTACTGTGTAAACCTTTGTTGACGATACCGTTGACGACGGTTGGTGTGGCGTCGGAGCGTGACTTGGTGAATCAGTTGCCGTCAATGCCGAGAATTTTTGACGGTGCAAATTTGCAGTGGTTGATGTACGCAGGCGCAGCTACTCCTGTCAACACCGCCTACTACGGCAGCATTGATGTAGCTTGGGGCTAACATGGCTCTGATCGGCAATTACTCCGTCTATGACAAGCTGCCGCTGAAGTACGGCGGCGGGTCCAGCGCTATCACGGCTATTCAGTCAGGTAACCGGGGTAATTTTTCTCAATCAGGTCGTGTGCGTAGCCGCATGATGCAGGATCGGACCACCACGGCGCTTGAGTACTACGCACTGCCGAACGGTGCGTATCCCAGCCTGACATGGTTCATCCCACAACAAGCGGGCCAAATCGGATCAAGCAACCAGATCTATGGCTTGGGGAGCATCGTCGCTAGTTTGGCGGGGGCCAGAAACGCTACTGCGGATCTGACGGGATCAGGCACGGTTACCAATGCGTTCCTGTCGCTGATTGCCGACCTGATTGCGTCGTTGACTGGCGCGGGCGACATTTCGCCCCCACCAAATTTGCTGGCGCTGCTAAACCTGTCCGGTGACCTGACCGGCGCGGGGGCCATCACCGCCGTTCTAGAAGCGATTGCTTCGGTCCAAGCAGATCTGTCAGGCACAGGCACGCTGACTCTCGTCCCCTACGCCACTGGAGAGTTGTCGGCTGACATCACGGGCGAATCAACGTTGTCTCCTCAAAATTTGGCAGCGGCAGTGTGGCAAGCCCTGGCAGCGCAGTACAACGACCCCGGCACGATGGGCGAGTTGCTGAACAACTCAGGTACAGATCCGTTGTTAGAGATTGTGGAAGGCACTCTGACAGTCAAGGATGTGCTGCGTCTATTGCTTGCGGTAAACGCGGGTGATGCAACAGGTCTAGAAGGAGGCACGATGACCTTCAAAGCGCAGGACGGGACAACGACACGAGTGCAGGCTTCTTACACAACAGGCACAAGAGATGTCACAACTGTAAACCCGGCATGAGTTACGCAGGCACTTACTTCGGCAGCTACTTCGGTAGTTACAACGGAGCAGTTTCCTCTGGTACAAGTGTCATTGTTCAAGTCACCGGAGTTCAAGCCCAAGGTTTCATTGGGAATGTCTCTGTCACTACGGCACTGTGGAACATTATTGATGACACGCAGGTTCCGAACTGGCAGATTGTTGTAAATACACAAGCTTCATCGTGGGGCAATGTTCCAACACCGCAAGCTCCGGGCTGGGCAGATGTGCTGAGCACGCAGAGTCCAAACTGGCAAAGTTCCTTTACGGCATCGGGCTCTTGGATTACCATCCCATCTGGGCAAACGCCTAACTGGCAACTGATATCAGACGCCCAGTCACCGGGGTGGTCAGCGGCAGGAACAAGTCAAACGCCGGGTTGGTCTATGGTTTCTACGGCGCAGGGTCCAAACTGGACAGGGGTTGTAGACGCTCAGGCTCCGGGGTGGGTTCAAGTCCCAACAGTCCAAGGTCCAAACTGGACGCAGATAGTCAACTGAGGTTCAAATGGCTTCATACACCACAAGCCTTCGGCTGGTCCAGCCTTCTACCGGGGAATACTCTGGAACTTGGGGCACGCAGGTCAACACCGGCCTGACAGCGCTGGTAGATGCTTCTATCGCGGGGACCGCCACGATCACGATGACGGCGGCAAACTACACGCTGTCTAACAACAACGGTGCATCGGATGAAGCACGGGCCATGTTCCTCGTGCTGAGCGGGACTCCGGGCGGTTCGTACAACGTCATTGTTCCTGCGGTCAGCAAGCTGTATTTTGTGACCAACAGCACGGGCGCTGCTCAGACTGTCAAGACTTCTGCTGGTTCTGGAATCTCTGTACCCAACGGTGCGCGGATGACGCTTCGGTGCGATGGCACTGACGTTGTGGTGGCGCAGAACTACTTTGCTTCCCTGACGCTTGGATCGGCGTTGCCTGTGGCTTCGGGTGGTACTGGAAGTACGTCTACGACCTACTGTTCACTGACAACTAACGTCACTGGCATTTTGCCTGTAGCCAACGGCGGTACGGGCGTGGGTACTTTCACGGCCAACAACGTCCTGCTGGGCAACGGTACGTCAACTTTCCAAGCGGTTGCTCCCGGAGCATCGGGGAATTTGCTGACCAGCAACGGAACGACTTGGCAGTCTGCAGCCCCGCCTGTTGGTTCGGCCAACCTCCAAGTCTTCTCATCCTCCGGCACTTGGACAAAGCCTTCCGGCGCAGTGTTCGTGATGGTAGAGCTTTGGGGTGCGGGTGGGGGTGGTGGGAGTGGGCGAAGGGGCAGCACCGATAGATCAGGAGGCGGCGGCGGGGGTGGTGGTGCGCGTGTCTTTCAGATGTATCGCGCATCCGATTTGGCGGCGTCATACACCGTCACCATCGGCGCAGGTGGCTCAGGCGGCGCAGCGCAAACAACAAACGACACGAACGGCAACGCGGGCAGCGCAGGTGGAGACACTACTTTTGGCTCTGTGCTTACCGCATACGGTGGAAGCGACGGCCAAGGCGGTTCGACAAGTGGTGTAAACGGCGGCAGCGGCGGTGGGTCTGGCGGCGCCGGCAGTGGTGTTCTTGGCGGGACTCCGCAAACAAACAGTTTTGGCGCTGCAACATCCGGACAAGAAAGCAGCGTCGGAGGTGGCGGCGGTTTGGGAGGTAGGTCCGGGTTGTCGGCAGGGTCGGCTGAATGGGGCGGCGGTGGTGGTGGGCGAACCAATGTCAGCGGGGGTGCCAGTGGGCAACCGGGGGCGGGTTCGATTTTCGGCGGTGCAGGCGGCGCGGGCGGTGGTGGTGTAACCAGCGGTACAGCGGTGGGGGGAGCCGCTGGTGGACAAACGCAGTCCTATAACCAAGGCGGCGGCGCATCCGGTGGAGCTGTTGGAGCAGCAGGAACCGCAGGGGCGCAAAACACAGCAGGCTCTGGAAGCGGCGGCGGCGGGGGCGGGGGATCAGATGTGGCAGCAGGCGGTGCAGGCGGCGCTGGCGGTGCTGGTGGCGGCGGTGGTGCTGGCGGAGGCGCTTCCCTCAACGGCTTTAACTCCGGTGCCGGTGGCACCGGCGGCGCAGGCTACGCCCGCATCTACTCTTGGTGAGGTGACGACATGAGACACGCAATCATCGAATCTGGCGTCGTCAAGAACGCTGTTCTGGCGTCTCCCGAATACGCAGCCGAACAGGGCTGGGTGGAACTGCCTGAAGGGGCGGGCATCGGCTGGCTGTACGCAGACGGCGTGTTCAGCGCACCGCCTGCACCTCCACCACCTCCTGAGCCCCCCAAGCCGACAAAAGAGCAGTTATTCGCCAAGCTGCAGGAATTGCAGGCACAGATCATGACTTTGGAGTAAGACATGATTGACATCCTCGGTGGGGGCCTGCTGGGCTCAATCTTTGGGGGCCTGTTCCGACTTGCTCCGGAAGTGTTGAAGTTCTTGGACCGCAAGAACGAGCGCCTGCACGAACTCAAAATGTTTGAGCAGCAGTGCCAACTGGAGCAGATGCGCGGGGCGCAGAAGTTGCAGGAGATTGGTGCTCAGCACGGTATGGCCGTGGATGTTGGGGTGTTGGATGCGTTCAAGTCCGCGCTGGACCAGCAGACTGAAATGGTCAAGGCCGCAGGCGGCTGGGTAGCTTCTCTCAGCGCTTCAGTCCGTCCGGTGGTCACCTACTGGATTCTGTTCATCTGGTCGTTCGTGCATATCTGGTTTGCCTGGAACGCTTGGCTGCAAGGCATGCCGCCTGTGGAAGTGTTCAAGACCGCCATGTCACCTGACTTCGCGGCGCTGGTGGCGGGTACGATCAACTTCTGGTTCCTTGACAGGGCTTTGAAGTCGCGGGGGCTTGCGTGAACCTCGACGTAGCGGTAGCGCTGTGCAAGCAGTTTGAGGGGCTGCATCGTCTTGGAAAGGACGGGCTGATCTATCCCTACATCTGCCCAGCAGGCTACGCGACTATCGGCTGGGGAACCGTTTACAAGCCTGACGGCTCCAAGGTCACGATGGACCACCCGCCTATCACGCGGGAGGTGGCCGACGCTTGGCTCATGGACGAACTGCGCCGTGTCTGTGCTTCGGCTGTGATCAGGCAATGTCCTGAGCTTTTTGCTTGGAGCGTGACCAACGGGAACTGGCGGGCCTTCTGTGCCATTGCAGACTTCACCTACAACCTGGGGTCAGGTAGACTGCAGACCTCCACCCTACGGCGCAAACTCCGGGCGCTTGACTGGGAAGGTGCCAAAGAGCAGTTGGCCCTGTGGGTGCGCGGTGGTTGGCGTGTACTGCCCGGTCTGGTAAAGCGTAGAGCCGCAGAGGCGGCACTGCTGGGGTAAACATGCCACTCAAGAAACTTCAGTTGAAGTCGGGCGTCAACCGCGAAGGAACCCGCTACAGCACCGAGGGCGGCTGGTTCTCGTGCGACAAGATTCGATTCCGTTCAGGTCAACCTGAGAAGATTGGTGGCTGGCAACAGGTTACCAATGAGCAGTTTCTTGGTATTTGCCGTTCGTTGTGGGCGTGGTCAGCGCTTGATGGGCTTAAATATGTCGGGCTTGGGACGAACCTCAAGTATTACATCGCCCTTGCGGGTGGTGGTTTGTACAACGATGTAACGCCCATTAGGGATACCGTAACGCTTACAAACCCGTTCTCTACAACTAACGGCTCTCCAACGGTAGCAGTGTCCGATGTCGCACATGGTGGGGTTACCGGCGACTTTGTGACGTTCTCCGGCGCTACCGCAGTGGGTGGCTTGACTCTGAACGGCGAGTACCAGATTACGGTTACTACCGTAGACGCCTACACCATTACAGCAAGTTCCAATGCTTCATCCACTGCTGGCCCCGGAGGCGGCACGGTAAATGCGGCATACCAGATCAATGTTGGTGACGAGACCCAAACAGTGCTTTCTGGTTGGGGTGGAGGTGGATGGGGTGGTGGTGGCTGGGGTGTTGGTGCTACAAGTACTACCTCTATTCGAATTTGGAACCATGATAACTTTGGCGAAGATCTAATTTACGGCCCCTTGGACGGGCCAATGTACTACTGGGATCAGACGGGTGGATTTGCTCGGGGTGTGGCGCTAACATCTTTGGCTGGCGCATCTGACGTTCCGACAGTTCAGCATCTCTTGTCAATATCTGACACTTCTCGGTTTGTCTTGGCGTTTGGCTGCAACGACTATGGATCATCTACACAAGATCCAATGCTCATTCGCTGGTCGGATCAAGAAAGCGCCGTCAACTGGACGCCTGCGGCTACCAACCAAGCGGGCAGTGTGCGCTTGTCTCACGGTTCAAGAATTGAATCTGTTGCTCAGGTTCGTCAAGAGTTTTTGGTTTGGTCTGATACGG